AGACGAGAACACAGGTAAATTAAAAATTGACCCAGGCGATTATGGCTGGGCTCACCGAGCAATCACAGACGAAGATTATCAAAAACATTTAAATGGCAAAGTATCAATAGGATTACAACCTTGTGATGATGAAGGCACATGTTCTTTTGGAGCAATAGATGTAGATCCTAATAACTATTCTGATTTTAACATAGGTAAATTTTTAAAAGTCATACAAGACAAAGACCTACCAGTCATACCCGTTAAATCAAAAAGTGGTGGACTTCATATTTATATGTTTACAAAAGAAAAAGTACCTGCAACATTAGTAAGAGAAGTATTACAAAATTTATTATTTTTATTTGGTCTTTCATCAAAGACAGAAATATATCCTAAACAAACTAAGCTAGGTAAAAATCAAAACGGAGAAAAAACGGTAGGTAGTTTTATAAACTTGCCATACTTTAAAACAACAGAGCGTAGAGCTCTCAAACCTGATGGCTCCGCAATTGAATACAAAGATTTTTTAGAAGTCGTCAAAGTAAATTTACAAACAAAAGAATCGTTACAAAAATTAATTAATACTAAAGTTAATGATGAACTAACTGGTGGACCTGATGATTTAAAAGATGGACCACCATGTCTACAAGTTATATGTAAACAGATCCAGGAATCAGGCACCAAACTAAAAGATGAAAGAGATAGATTTTTATTTAACTACATGGTGTTTGCTAAAAAGAAATATCCAGAGTCTTGGGATAAAAAAGTTTTAGCAGCTGCTAGAGATTTCATACAGTACGATGAGATATGGGGTGATGAAAAAGTAAAAGAAAAAATAAAATTCTGGAAAAAAGATACAGCAGGTCATACCTGTTATGATTTACCTATCTCTGCTTATTGTGCAAAAGGTGTATGTATCAAAAGAAAATTTGGTATAGGAAGTAATCGAGAAGCAAACTGGCCACAACTATCTAACTTAATTAAAATAACTTACAGACCTGAACCAGAATATTTTTTTGATGTAGAGTTAGGTAACAACGATGTAGTTCAAGTGCATGCAAAAAACATAAGTCGTATGGATGAAGTAAAACAAATGCGTAAGTTAGTTGCAGACAACACCAGTATCTTTCCACCAATGATAAAACAAAATGAATTTCAAAAAATATTAGATGGATTGTGGGCAACTAAAAAAGATATGCCACCACCTATCGGAACTAATCCTATAGAAATATTAAAAGAAGCTTTGATAGAATATGTAAACGGACCAGAAGCAACAACTAACACTGCATTTGAAAGTGGATCAGTGTTGATAGAGGAGGATCATTACTATTTTATATTTCAAAAATTTTATGAAGAATTAAAACGAGGAGACTGGACGCAGAAAAGAGATAGGACAGCTCACTTGATTCGCCAACATTTTAAGGGAGACTTCGATTGTAAAAAAAGATTTCCTAAAGGCGATAACAAAGAATCTTTTCCACAACTTAGAGTATTAAA